GAGAACACGCCAAAATCGCTCCCTGAAATCGGCAGCCGGTTCGGCGGAAAAGACCACACCACCGTCATTTACGCAATCAAGACAGTCCAACGGCTGATGCTTGAGGACGCCGAGATTGAGGCGGACGTGAAGGCTTTGCGGGAAAGGCTGGCGGCGTGACTCATCCCCGATTTCCACAACTCAGCCCTCCCGAAACATTGGGTGAGCAAGCGCGGGGTGCGAGAATCGCCGCATGAGCCTCACCAGCGGACATTTGGACGCACTAGTTGCTGCCGGCGCGACCGTCGAGCAAATCGTTGCGCTATTCAAGGCCGATTTGGCTGAGCGCGATACCGCCGCAGCTCGCCGCCGCGATAGGGACAGGGAGCGGCAACGGCGTCACAGGGAGTCACGCGCTGTCACTGTGACAAAGCGTGACCCCGCCCCCAATGAAATAGATATTCTAACCCCCACCCGTGAAGAAAAACCCAAACCTAGCGGTTTGGTCAAAAAGTCTGATCGGGGAACTCGACTTCCGGACGATTGGGAGCCCCTTCCGCTCGCCGGCAAGGCGGCGGAGATGGTCGCTGCATGGCAGCCCGGCCAGCTCGAACGGGAACTGGCGAAATTCAAAAATTACTGGCCCTCGAAGGGCGCGAACGCTGCTCGCACCGATTGGCAGCGAACTTGGGTGAACTGGTTGATTGCCGCAGACGAACGAAAGCCGAGGTTAGTCCATGAACGCTCTGACAACCCGCTCGGAGATGCCGTCAGCCGGATACTCCGGACAGGGTGACGTAACGATTGAGCTGGCGAAAATGCTGGCCTTGGTCGCGCCCTCGTCGATGACTGCCGAGCAGCAAGAAATGTGGCTGCGGGCAGCGATCGATGCGCTGGACGACATCCGCGCCGATGAGGTTCGCCACGTCTCGGCCGAGGTTCGCCGCTCGGTCACGCGGCACAACCAGATCGTTCCGGAAATCTCTAGGCTGGTAGCAGAGCGGCGGAAGGAGCGGGCGGAATCGCTGCGCCGGTCGGCAATCCCGAATACCCAGATGCCACCGCTTCGGCCGCAGATCGAGCAAGGGCCGCTGAGCCAAGAGGAAATCTCGGCCATGCCCAAGTGGCTGCGCGACATGGGGCTGCGGGTTGGGTTCCTGACGCAGCGAGACGGGCGGATTACCGACAGTGGCAGGGCCGCATGACCCCCTACGACGAACAGCGGGAAGCCGAGCAAAGGAAGCTCGAACTGATCGCAGAGGCAAAGATGTGCCGGCGATACGCAATGCAAGTTGGCGCGCGGGCAACTGAGATCGAGGCCATGCTGCGGGTGATTTACCAAGTTGACCAGTTTGGAAATCCACTAGTTGAGCGGAGGGCGTAGCATGGCGAAACGTGGTCGGCCGAGGAAATCAGGCGCGCGGGATGCGAACGATCGCCTCCTGCGCAACGTCGAACCGTGTGAACGTGTCCAGCAACGGAGAGAGCTTTATGCGTGGCTTATCCCAACCAAAGGCCCGGAAGGGCGCGGCGGATCGATCGACCAGGACGTGTGTGACGGCATTGGTCAACTTCATGCGCTCGGATTGCTCGATGGACATGGATTCGAGGCTCAGGACTTGCGCGACAAGGGACGCGAATGGCGCGACCATTATTGCAAGCTCCTGAGGGGACACGGGTTTAAAACTGGCTCCTATGAGCGGATGGACAAATCGCGCGGTGAAGCGACTTACACCACGCGGGACGAACGGTTCGACCGCGTTGACGCGGAATTGCGTGGGTTGGAGCGCAGCGCCCTGCTGAGCCTCTTGGTAGATCCCGTGGTTGGGAGTCGTCCAGATGGTCGCGATGATGCACCGTGGGTCAATTCTCACATCGCCTACGCCTTGCTCGAGAAGAAGAAGCTGATTCCAGCTTACATGCAGCCGGTGAGATTTCCCGACGCCAACGATCACGATCTGCTTAAGGCGGCGGTGCGCGGGCTCTGCATCCTCGTGGACGGATCTTTGCCAGTTCGTTTTGAGCGAAGAGCCGCATAGGTTTTTCTTGCTTTTCTGCCACTTTTTAGTAGAACAAAGCATGACCATGACCCTTGAGCCAGATGTGGTTGATCGCTTCTGGGCAAAAGTCGATAAGCGCGGGCCAGAAGATTGCTGGGAATGGCAAGCCTGCACCGATCAGTTCGGATACGGACAGTTCCGTATCAGCCGCCCACGGCGCGCCATGGTGCGCTCGCACCGCATGACCTGGCATGTGGCGAACAACGCCGAAATACCTGACGGCTGCGCAAGAAAAGGCTGGAACAATCAGCGCCAGTCAAGAGTTCCGCATCCGTTCACGATGCGAACTAAAAAAGTTCTTGACTTTCGACGCCGTTCCCGCTACCATAATGGAAAGCTCAGAACTGCGTCTGAAGCGGACAACTCGACAGTAGGACGCTCCCGGCGGGTTGAGGCTCAGGCTTCCCCGCCCTTTTTGTATCATCTCAGCGCTGGAAACCGAGACACCTAGGCGCTGCCCGCCGGCCACCACCCAAACACCTATCGGAAGCGCAGTGTCGCACAGTGAGGCGATGGTGCGCCGGCGGATTTCATCCCAGGAGGACATCATGCCTCCACGTTCACGAGCTCGCAAAGCCGCAATCATCGGGAGTAAGCCGGTGTCTGAAATCGCGTCCGAGATCGCAAGTGCGCTTCAGGACGTAGCGGCAGCGCTTTGCTACGAAGCCGCCACTCGATATGTCGGGACCGCTGGCGAACAGAGACAGATCGCAGCGACCATGTTCCACACCGCGCAGAAGCGGTTCGGCGGCGTCAAGTATGACGGCCAGCGGATAGAGGAAATGGATATCCGGCAGCTCGACCAATTGTGGAACAAGCTGATCCAGGGTCGCGGCAAGAGGTGATCTGGTTCTCACCGCCCGTCAAATACCGGGCATGGTGGGACACCGAGCTAAGTCGCAAGTGGAACGTAACCGAGACGATCGGCCGACTGTGGGCGAGGCACTTACCACCTCTGCCGCATCCGATGCACGCCAATGACGAAACCCGTGACCACTGCCGCTGGTAGGATAGCCATCAAGGCTGCCGAGCTCGTTGCTGCATCGATGCTCGTATCTGCCGGCGTGGTTGCATTCGAGTGCATCTCGATCTGGCTGGCTACTCGTGACCGAAACTGAGCTGGCAACAGCATGTGAGCGTATCGCGAAACTCATCTGCGAGGTATCATGGCACGCAAGGCTAAAGCGGCTGTTCTCGGCTCCGATCTTCTGGGCACGGACGCCAACGACACGTTCATCCTCCACGGCGACGGTTTCAGGACCATCTCCGGTTTCGACCCCGCGCACGATCGGGTGATGTTCGACGTGAACCACAGTTATTCGGACATTCTCTATCTCGGCCAGCTGAGCGATGGCCTGGAGTTCGACACGTTCTCCGGCGCCCATCTGTCGGTTCATGCCGGCGACTACAACGGCGACGGGATCATGGACACGCAAGTGAGTCTGTCGGGGATCGACGGGACCGCGACTGCGATCCTGCTGAGCGTTGATCCGGACAGCCTGTATGGCTGGAATCTCGCGGGCGGTTAATGCTTGGCTTCTCGCCGATCGCGGCACAGCCGATCAGCGGAAGCCCTTTCAGCCTAATCCGTATCACTGCGTCGCTTTCCGCGAGTATCCCGCTGGGTTTCAGCCTCAGTGGGCGAATGGGCGCGTTCACCCCAGTCAGTGCGGGCATTGGAGTATCATTTAGTCTTGGCCCGACGCTGTGGGTTAACCAGGCACTTCAGGCGCAAGTGCCGTTTGCGTTCACGCTGTCACCGCTGCTCAGGAACGCGGGCAAGCCGATTGTCCTGCGCGCAGTCCCGCAAGCCTATTACGCACGCTCGCCGCTTGAGCGGTTCACCGCCAAAGCCCTGCCATCACGATACACGACGCGAGGAGCGAAATGAGCGTTACGACCTCCTTTGCGAACCAGTTGCTGGCCCTCATCCTCGAAGGGACGACGATCCCCAGCATCGCGGACAACGCGGCATCCTCGCCGGCGACCAATCTCTACATCAGCCTGCATACGGCAGATCCCGGAGCGTCGGGCAACCAGGCGACCAGCGAAACGGCCTATACGGGCTACGCAAGGGTGGCGGTGTCACGCAGCTCAAGCGGATGGACTGCGGCTTCGGGCGACAGCGACAACGACGCGGACATCACGTTCGGCCAATGCACGGCCAGCCCAGGCTCGGACCTCACGCATGTCGGTATTGGCCTGTCATCGACCGGCAACGGGACTTTGCTGTTCTACGGGCCGCTGACTTCCTCGATCACGATGCAGAACGGCACCACGCCGATCTTCTCGGCCGACAACCTCGACGTGATATGCAGCTAAAGCCCGACGAGCTTCCCGACATGGTGGAAGATGAGATCCGCAGGGTTACCCTCAATCTCGCGGGCGCCGTTGGGGTGAACACGATCGACGATTGCGAAGTGACCTGTGACACGCTGACCATCGGAACGCCGTCGATCAGCGGAACCTCGATCAGCTTCAACGTCACCGCGACAAACCCAGGAACGCATTACATCCTCGCCTCAGCCGACCTGAGCTCGCAGGAAACCGTCAAGGGATACATTCGGGCAAAGGTTGCCGGACAGCCTTGCACACAGACACGCGACTATGAATGATGGGCAGGCCCTCGCTTTACGACCCCTCATATTGTGAGAGGGTCATCGAACTCGGCAAACAGGGAATGTCCGTTGTCGAGATGGCGTGCGAAATCGGGGTTAGCCGAAACACGCTAGAGACCAATTGGCCTGCTGAGCATCCAGAGTTTCTGGAAGCCTTCGTGCGCGCGAAGGATGAATCGCAGGCGTGGTGGGAAAAGGCCGGTCGTGTCGGAATGGCCGGCAAGAACATCGACGCCGCGATCTGGTCGAGATCAATGGCGGCTCGGTTCCCGAACGACTGGCGCGAGACGAAGCGCAACGAGCACAGCGGCCCTGACGGCTCGCCGATCGCCACAACGCAGAGGATCGAGCGTGTCATCATCGACCCTGCAAATCCAGACGGCTAGGGCGTTCTTACCGCTATTAAGGCCGGCTCGATACAAGGGCGCTCATGGCGGCCGCGGCTCGGGCAAGTCGCATTTCTTCGCCGAGATGCTGGTCGAGCGAGCACTGATGCAGCCTGGATTGCGGGCAGCGTGCCTTCGTGAGATCCAGAAGAGCCTGAAGAACTCGGTCAAGCTGCTGGTCGAGGACAAGATCAAGTCGCTCGGAGTCGGCGGCTTCGAGATACTGGAAAGCGAAATCAAGACGCCCGGTGGCGGCGTCATCATCTTTCAGGGGATGCAGAACCATACGGCGGACTCGATCAAGTCGCTGGAAGGGTTTGACATTGCCTGGGTGGAAGAAGCGCAGTCGCTAAGCCAGCGTTCGCTGGACTTGCTCAGGCCGACCATTCGCAAGGCCGGTTCGGAGCTGTGGTTCAGCTGGAACCCGAACAAGCCGACCGATCCCGTGGATTCGCTGTTGAGGGGGGAATCGCCACCGGCTGACGCTGTAGTGGTCGAGGTGAACTGGTCTGACAATCCGTGGTTGCCCGACGAACTGAGGGCGGACCTGGAAGACGACCGGAAACGTGATCCGGACAAGTTCCTTCACGTCTGGGGCGGGCATTACAGCCTCAACAGCGAAGCGCGGGTATTTCGCAACTGGAGGGTCGCAGAGTTTGAGTCACCTGATGACGCGGTCCACAGATTTGGCGCCGACTGGGGTTTTGCGATCGACCCCACGGTTCTCGTTCGATGCCACATCGACGGGCGCAACCTATACGTTGATCAGGAAAGCTGGGCGGTTGGATGCGACATTGATCGCCTACCCGACCTATTTGACCGAATACCGGGCTGCCGCAAATGGCTTATACGCGCTGACAGCGCCCGCCCTGAAACAGTAAGCTACATGCGTCGGCAGGGCTTCCGCATCACTGCGGCCCTGAAGGGCAAAGGCTCATTGGAAGACGGCGTCGAGTTCTTGCGCGCCTTCGATATCGTGGTTCATCCCCGGTGCAAGAAGGTGATCGAGGAACTGACGCTCTACGCTTACAAGATCGACGAGCACACCGGTGAAATCCTGCCGCTGCTCGAAGACAAAAACAACCACACGATCGACGCGCTACGCTACGCTTTGGAAGAGCTGAGGCGCACTGGATACAAGCCCGCGCCGGTTCCCGTGAAGGTGCGCCGCGACGGCTACTGGCCCAAGGAACTGATGGAGGACGGTGAATCGTGGAAGACCGCGTGACTTCGTCCCTCACCATGCTCGTCCAGTGGTTCGAGAGCGCCGAAGAGGCGTCGCAGAACGGGCGTAAGGAGTCGGAGCAGGCGCGCGATTATTACGACGGCAAGCAACTGACGGCGGAAGAGCGCAAGATCCTGCGCAAGCGTCGGCAGCCGGAAGTCGTCATCAACCGCATCAAGCGCAAGATCGACTTCCTGCGCGGGCTGGAACGTCAATCGCGCACCGATCCGATCGCTTATCCGAGGACCGCGGTTCACGAGGAGGAGTCCGAAGCCGCCACCGATGCCTTGCGGTTCGTCGCGCAGGACCAGCTGTTCGACATGAAGCGCTCGGCGGTATGGGACAACATGCTCGTCGAGGGCATGGGCGGCGTTGAGGTCGGTGTCACCCAGGGGCGCGACGGCATCGACGTGAAGATCACGCGCCTGCCGTGGGACCGCTGCTTTGCCGACCCGCATTCGTCCGAGCCGGACTTCTCCGATGCGCGCTACCTTGGTTACGTGACCTGGATGGACGTATCCGAGGCCAAGGCGATGTGGCCGGACAAGGTGCAGCTCATCGAAAGCACGATGAACCACCCGGTCTCATCGAATGCCGACACTTACGACGACAAGCCGCGCTGGGCGCTGTGGGGCGACGACAAGCGCAAGCGCATCCGTATCGTGACCATGTGTTACCGGGTTGCCGGCGTGTGGCAGGGCTGCGTGATGACGCTCTCCGGCTTTCTTGAGGAGCCGCAGCCGAGCCCGTTCCTTGACGAAGACGGCAAGCCTGAGTGCCCGATCGTGTTCCAGTCGGCTTATGTCGATCGGGACAACGACCGCTATGGCGTCGTGCGCGACATGATCAGCCCGCAGGACGAAGTGAACAAGCGCCGCTCCAAGGCGCTGCATCTGCTGACCATGCGGCAGTCTCGCGTGTCGGCCGCCGCAACGAGCGATCCGGAGAAGATCAGGGCGGAGCTCGCCAAGCCTGATGGTGTAATCATCGGCGAGGACGGCGAGTTCGAGATTCTGCCCAACAACGACCAGGTAGCCGGACACTTCCAGCTAATGCAGGAAGCCAAGTCCGAGATCGACATGCTCGGCCCCAATGCGACGCTCCAGGGCAAGTCAGGACAGGATCAGTCGGGCCGGGCGATCATGGCCCTGCAACAGGGCGGCATGGTCGAGCTCGCGCCGCTTTTGGACCAGCTCCACCAGTTCAACATCCGCGTATTCCGTCAGGTATGGAACCGCATCCGCCAATATTGGACGACCGAGCGCTGGGTGCGCGTCACAGATGACGAAAAGGGCGTTACCTTTGTTGGCCTGAACACCACGCAGGGCGCTCTTGCTGCCCGCAAGGTGGATGCCGCGCTGGCGGAAGGAAAGATCGACCGCGCCACGGCCCAGCAATACAAGATGCAGATCCAGATGGACCCGGCGATGATGCAGCCGGCCAACAGCGTTGCCGAGCTCGACGTCGATATCGAGATCGAGGAGACGACCGAAACCCCGACCGTCCAGATGGAGCAGTTCGAGCAGCTGACCAAGCTTGCCGCCACTGGTCTGGTGCCGATCCCGCCCGAGATCATCCTTCAGGCGTCGTCACTCAGGGACAAGAACAAGCTCCTCGACATGCTCAAGCAGTCGCAGGGCTCGCAAGGGCAGATGGGCGAGATGGCGCAGCAGATTCAGATGGAAGGCGCTCAAGCCAACATCGCCAAGGTGAAGTCGGAAGCGATCAAGAACATCGCGCAGGCACAGGCCGCTGCGGTCCCCAAGGACGTTCCCGCCGAAGATCCGCACGTGAAGGCCGCGCAGGAGGCGGTGCGCCTGATGCTCGAAGCCAGGGCGCAGAATACCGACGAATTCAGGGCTGAGACGGAGCGCATGACGGCTACGCAGCCGATGCAGCAACCGCCGGCCTAACAAGGAAGATCACGAACAACCGGGCGTCCTCGCAAGGGGATGCTCGCCATGCCCGTCGCCGGGGCTTTTCGGGCGTCAACTGGTCGCCGCAGTTCAACGGGCGATGACGAGGACTGAGCATGAGTGGAGACCTGGATAGCGTTCTGAATGGTGAACAGCCCCCGGTGCCGGAGATTGAAACTCCAACGGCGCCGGAAACCCAACCCGAACCCGTTGCGCAAGCACCGGAGGCGGAGGAGCCGAAAGGCCCGGTCCGCGACGAAAAGGGCCGGTTTGCACCGAAGGGCGAGAAAGACGAAGGCGCGTCGCCAGCGCCGCAGAGCGAGCCTCCATTAGACCACGCAGCAATCCTCGGGGAGCGACGCCGCAGGCAAGAAGCCGAAGCCCGCATTCGGGAACTGGAAGCGCAGATTGCGCGACCGGCGCCTCAAGTCACGCAGTCCCAACCTCCTGTTCAGGCTGCACCGTTCGAGTTCAATGAAGACCTTTACTGGTCCAATCCGCAGCAGTTCCTCGCCACCTTCTCGCAGCACATCCGCCAGGAAGTCATGCGCGAAGTGCCCAATATCGTCACCGCGACGACCCTTGACCGGGCGGAAGCGGCGGCGAGGGCGCGTTACGAGGATTACGATGGGGCGCGTGATGCGTTCTATCAGGCGGCAGTGGTCAATCCTCAGCTCGCGCAAAAGGCATTGATCCAGCCCGACCCTGCGGAGTTCGCTTATCAGGAAGGCA